AGCGAGAAGAGGGATTTTGGTTGTTTTTGTATAGTATAAATATACCAAAGTTTACAAATAGTTTAATTATTTTAAATTATTTAACACAATTTTGTAAAATTCACCATTTTTTTCCTTAATAGGTAAATCATCAACACCAAAATAACCACATTCAGTGTGTTCACCACCATCTTTAGCCCCTTCCAAATCAGGATATATCTCCTCATTAACTTCAAGACTATACACATACATAAAACCTTTTAAAAATGATCCGTCTTTATTAAACCTATCAATGAACCCAATTAGATTTAAATCCCCACTAACTTTATGATTAGTTTCTTCGTAAAATTCCCTACGAGCGGCCTGTTCAGGTGATTCACCATCTTCTATTCCTCCACCAGGTATTGACCATACACCAGGTAATGTATTATCGTCACTTCTTTTACACAACAATACTTTATCGTTACATTTAACCAATATCCCTGAAAATCTTTTATTTTTTTTCATACTTTTTATATTTATATAATATGGAAATAATAATAAACAATAATCTATTCAATGTCAAATCCGCAATTACAGAAAAGGATGTTGAAGAAGGTATGAAAAATAAAAAGTTTAATGATGCATTCAATGGAATGTTATTCATAATGAACGAAGGAGTACATTCTTTTTGGATGAAGGATTGTATAATATCACTTGATATTATTTTCATATCTGATGGTAAGATTCAAAAGATTTACACTAATTGTCCTCCTTGCCGGGAACAAGACGATACGAAATGTTCCCGATATGAAGGCGTAGGTGATATGATATTAGAAATTAATGGTGGTGACACCATTAAATACGATATCGTTGAGGGTGACTCAGTTCTGATTACCGAATAAATTTAACCCACTGATTATAGTGGGAGTTCTTTTATTTGATTTAACGACTTGAAATGATTAATCCTTACCTCAGCGATTTGTTTGTAGTTTTCACTCAACTCAATACCTAACCATCTACGTCCTAATATCTCAGCAGCGACCAATGTTGTTCCTGATCCCGCAAATGGATCTAATACTACATCGTTTTTGTAGGACAATATTTTGATTGCTTTGGTCGGAATGTCCATGGAAAAAGTGGCTTTGGTGAGTGATTTAGTATCTGCAAAGTAATTCCACTGACCAAAAACAAGCTCCATAAAGTCCTTCTTATCTGTTTCTTCATATACAACTTTTTTCTTTAATGTTCCATCCTCCTGTTCAATTTCAGTTGGAACTCCTTTCCATTGAGGTTCTCCCTTAGTTAACTTTTTAGGGCTATGTTTATATGCGAGGATAAGACATTCTTTTGGGTTATAAATATATGGTTGACTACAACTCATCCAAGACCCCCAAGCGGTTGTTTTACTACGATGAGGACTATCTTCCTCCAAATCAATAAGTCCAAACCATTTATAACCAACTTCTTTCATTATATTCCAAATCTCCGAAACAATAAAAATTCTACCACCTCTATCTTTTAGGTTTATTTCAAACGGAACATTAACACATATTCTACCATCATCTTTTAATAATCTAAACGCACCTTCCAACCATTTTTTGGTGAAGTTTAAATATTCGTCAATTGTTGTATTGTCATCATAAACATCATAACTAATGTTTACCGAATATGGAGGACTCGTAACCACTAAATCAATTGAGTTCTCAGGAAGATTTGACATAACTTCCACACAATCCCCGTTGATAACCTGATTCAACATTTCTTCTATATTCTTTGTATCTTTCATAATATTCTTTTTTTATTTATTTAATTAATTGTTTCTAAATAATCCCACACTTCATTTGAGAACTCCTCAAAAAGGTCTCCGTCCTTATCATTCGTTAAGTCAACCATAGATTCGACAACACAAAAATCAACAATTGTTTCAAGTGTCTCACCCAATGTTTGTTCATCATTTTTTAATCCTTCATATAGATTAAGGATTTGATTTTTTTGTTCTTCTGTTAATTCCATATTTATTTATTTTCTAATTTTTCAATGTGATAATCTAAATAAAATTTAGCCTTTCTTAAATCCTCTAATTCTTTGGTCGGATCTTTCTTTCCCGCTCTTGAGATATACTTTACCGTATTACCTAACGAGAACCCTAACTCCCAATTATCAATAACTTTGATTGCTTCATATGGGTTTGACTCTCCACCATAATGTTCAGGGTGATTTACTTGTTCCATATTATTTATTTTCATTTATATATTTTATTATTTCTTCCTTTGTTTTCCCTTGATTAAACATTCTATACACATTAAGGGAAAAATCGTCTTTTAAAAACGCAGCGTCAACATCCAAATATTTTTCAATATTATCAATATGACTTAAAATGTGTTCTTTTGTAAATATTCTTTTATTGAAACCCATCGACTTTAGATTCATCGGTTTGTATTTCCTTTTGGGTGTTAATTAATTTTCTAATTTTTCTACCCAAGTCCATATCATTTGGAGTATCATTAGCGATGTCTTCAATTAACTTTTTGATTTTTATTTTCATATTAAGAATTTAATTGTTCCTTATTTTTTTTGTAATTTTCTAACATTTGAGTTTGATTAACATAAGTAATCAATTTTCGTTTGAATAATGGAAGTAAGGTTTCATTAATCGGATAATCACCCACACATACCATTTCAAATATAGGTACCTTAGTTTCAATTTCTTTATTCCACTCACTAAATGTATTTATAATTTTTGTGATAGTCAAGTTGGTCTTTTTGTCCGAATAAATTAAATTTACTAAAGTTTTACTTTCAGGTGATTTCTTATTAACAGATTTTATCTCATACTCCCAAACATAAAATGTTTTGTCTTTTGGATGGATATAATAGAAGTATCCTTTTTTTTGTAGGACTTCCTCTTTATTTTTTTTAATTTTTAGAATTATACTATCAAAAACAATTTCCCATACAGATTTTGCAATATTAAAATACTCCAACATTCTTGGGGCACTATAGGTTAATATTTTTGCAAATTCTTGTCTTTCTTCAATACTTAATTCTGGTATTTCTTTTATCTTAAGATCTTTCACTAATAATTCGTCATCAATCGTTGCGAATTTCTTATCAGTATAAATGATTTTTTTATCTTTAATTAATGTTTGAATGTTCGCTAAATGTAATGACAACTCAATAAATCCTGGATATAATTCCATATTATCAAGTTTTTCTCCCATCTTTTGAAAATAAGAAAGTAATTTATATTCTTTATGTTCCTGATCAATTGGTTTTTCAAACATCCATTCGGTGTTCATTAAAAACTCTATCTTTTTTTTTCTTACCATTATATTATAAAGATAATAAATTTTTATTATTCAGTAAAGATATTATTCCACTCTTATTACAACATAAGTTGTACCATTGATGTCAATCTCGTTGTAATTATTATCATATGAACTCAAGTCCCCATAACCAATTTCACTTATCATAGAATCTTTTAATTTGTCATAATCAATAAAATTTTTAGGTGACATATCATATTCCTTTAAATAATCCATTGGGTCATTTTCAATTTCATACATTTTATCTGAAACAATATCCTCAATTTCATCTTCATCCGGTTCTCCATCAGGATCATCTTTAATATCTTCAATTTCTGATTCAATCTGATATATCTCACTATCAATCTCAGACATTCTTTCGTCTTTTAATTCTTCTTCTTCCTCCGTATCAACATCTTTATAAACTGGATTACTTAAGGTTGGTGTTCCATTTAATAAAACAACATTCTTAGATGCATCAGATAAAGATTCAATATTTAAATTTATTTTATTTCCAACACCATCATTAAACTCCCAATCATTATTTTCATTACTAACATACTCTAAAGGTAATTTTATACCATAGTTAATTAAAAATAATTCAGCCTCTAATTTTTTACCTTCAAACTCTAATTCACTTATTTCATTATCTTGTTGTACCGATAACCCTAAAGTAACTCCATAATCAGATGGTGATTCATAAACTTGTCCCCTAATATCATCCTCAAAGTATCTGGCAACCTCATCACCATTAACATAATAAGATAAGGTATTATCATCAAAATAATCAATTTCTTCAAGTCTACTATCAACATACTCCTCAATAGCTTTATCCGCTTCTTCAAATGTTCCAACCGCATATGTATTACCTTCAGTTTCATCGTGTATTGAAGTAAATAAACTTAAACCATAATGTCCTTGTGTTTCCGGTATTAGACCATATACGTCGTTATCCTTTATCTTAAGGTCATCAATTTCTTCCTGTAGTTCAACACGTTCTCCATCTAATTCATCAAGAGTTTCAGAGTCTTCTTCATTTTCTATTCTTTCCTCAAGTTCCTCCATTCTTCTTTCATAATCTTTTAAATCTTCACGTTCTGTATAACTTAATTCATCTAAATCACCATTTTCAACCAAACTTTTAAAGACCGCATTCGCTTCTAAACCTTCTTTACTAATATCGTCATTATTATAATTCCATTCAAAATCCTCTCTTCTTAAATTAGCATCAGAAACTCTTTTTGCCAATCT